AATAAAGTTAATACCTGGAACAGTTTCATTATTTCCATTAATACGCCAGAAAGAATTACAAGAGTCTGCTGCAGCAGTATCTACAGTTGCAGCTTGTATCATCATCCAAGCGCTTCCGTTAAAATAGTGAAAGGCTTTCACGCTGGTATTGTAAACCAGCAAACCACTATCCGGTGAAGATATAGCTGACATTTGCGCAGCACTCATACGGGGCACCAGCAAACCCTTATTTCGGCTTCTGAATTCAGCAACAGCACTCGGGCATATACCGCTGTCACCAACTATCACATTACTGCGGATAATCATACTGCCGCGTATGTCCCCGTTTTTATTGATGGGTGACCAGGTAGTTTGTGATTTTACATGGCAGGCCAGCAGAATCATTAAAGAGAAAAGAATCAGTTTTACTAAAGCTAATTGGTAAGTTTTCATGTTCGGTTATTTATAGTGCTTGAATGTTTACTTCGGTATCGGTCAGCTCACGTTCCGGTGTTTCATCCGGTACGCTTACTATTATTTTGTTAGTAGGGTCTGCCGGGTCACGCACCCAGGCGTATTCGGTTGCCTGTCCATTGGCCAGGAAGAAAGTGGCGAATCGAGCTTTTTTACCCAACGAATGGTTCACCGTATTATCTCCGGGCACCAGGGTAACCGTCATGCTTTTAGCGCTGGCATGGTTGCTGTTGGTAACGGCATTCAGAAAGTTTTCAATCAACGTCCAGTTGTTATCTACTTCATCTTTACTAAGGCTGCCACCTTTGGTGACGAATTTTGCGAGTATCATATTATCCGTTTATCAGGTTTATGTTAATGGCTTCTGCCAGATTACTAACTGCCGGTATGGGCTTTACATATATAGCATCCCAATAGCCTGTTTCTACATAGGGCACAAACAGCGGTGGAAACACCGGAGTATAAACCGGATAACCTTCCTCGGTATAGCTGCTGGCCGAACCGCTTACCACCTGGGTTTTGCGCTGACTGTAATATTCCATGATACCCTGGTTAGTATCGGTCAGTCGAGGCACCGGTGTTTGTATCAATACCTTTACACCGGGTATCAATAAACTATGCAGGCTTAAATCAAGCACCGGGTTATCTTTCATTATTTCAAAAGCACCATCATAGCACCCGTATTCCTGAAGGGCTAAGTCTATCACGCTTTGCCGGTCACCGGCTGTTATCTGTTTAAATGCGCTCACTGGTAAGTTTAAAAGTGGTGGTTGTAATGCTTAAATCAATTACCCGGCTGCCATCGGCAGTAAACTGGCCTATCACTTCTCTGCGAAGAGTCAGGGCCATACTGCCGCTCAGCTTCACGTTCACTATCCTGCGAATGCCTATACCCATCAGCGGGTCATTGCGCCAGTCTCCGGCATTACTGCGCAATAACAACTTAGCGTTTTGCCCTTCGCAGAGCCCCACCACAAAGTCACCGGCTTCAATCCGCACTTCGTTGTTATCGTTCAATAAAATATCCTTAGCCTCCATGTTTTACCTTACTGTTTTTTAAATCGTTCACCGATGTTTGCGGATTGATGTTTACTGTATTGACAGATAGTGGAACTGCTGTTAAGCCGCCATTATTTCCATTGGAATGCACGTGTGTGTTTGCCCAGCTTGCAAGCTCATTTACTTTCTGCTCCAGGCGGTTAAACTTGCTTACCACTTCCTGTATTTTCACCAGCTCTCCAAAGTTGCTGCCGTTCAAATGAATCTCTCCGTTATCCTTCAGCTCGCACTTACCACCATTTTTAAAAAAGAACGCTGCACTATCAATCTCATCATACTGTATCACCTGCCAATCGGCTTCCGTGCCTTCTACCATCGCTGCCACCACATAACTGTCGGCTTTGGGTATTATCACTATACCCTTATCGTTTCCGCTTTCACGCGCTTTCAGCTTTACCTGGTAAAGCATCAGGCCATCGCCTAAGTCAACATCGCAGGTGCATTTATCGGTGTCAATGTTTTTGGCCTTGCCTCTGCGCTGCTGTTTTTTAATCAGGACTTTCGCAATCTTTAAAATGGCTTCTCGTATTTCTGCTGCAAACTCCATATTATACTTTGGGGCCCAGGGTAATTACCTGCCTGATGCTTTTTACTCCGTGTGTGGTTTCAACTGCGTCTATAAAATACTCACCGGCTCGCTCCGGCATTCTCCAATCTTTAATCACGGCTATGTTGCCGTGCTGAACAAAAGGCTCTCCAAACGCGGTGATGGTGCCCCGGTAGCCATCATACTTCATTCGCTCATACAGCGCATCGGCTTCTTTCTTTAAATCGCTCTCGCTGCGGTTGTAAAAATCAAGGCAGCGCTCTTCGCCATCAGCATCACCGGTAGTAATCACCTTTTTGCTGCCATCGGGCAGATGGTTGGTTACCTTTATCTTCAGCTTCACCTCGTCCTTATTCTTCCACTTCAATTCTTTCCAGCTGATCACATTGCGTCCGTATTCAAATTCACGTTTCACCCATTTAGCCGGGTCGGTTTCGTAGGGCTTGCCAACCGTTAACAGCCCGTTGCGGAAAAAGCATACCAGGCCGTAATCATCTTTCAGTTTCTGCAGGCACTTGGCAGCGCTCAAATCTTCAAACCGCAAAGCGCCCAGGCTCACCTTATCGCCCAGCACATCAAACTGCCAGGTAGCATTGGTTTTTTCTTTCAGCCAGGTCAGTATCGTATCTACATCTGCATTGGCCCAGCTCTTATTCAGCTTGCCGGTTTGCTTCAGCTGATACATTTCATCTTCGCATTCAATAACTGCTACTGCCGTATCGGCATTAAATGAAGTTACATACCCTCTGAACCGCTCCTGCATACCATACTCCTGGTAACCGCTTTTAAAAACTACTTCATCGTTATACCACAAATAATCTTTCAGGTACAGGCCGCGTTTCGTTTTCAGGTTACGCGGTATTTTAATAGTAGCCGTGTCGGTCAGGTTTTTCCAGCTGCTGCTGATAGTCACCTCGTTCACATAGTCAAAGAACAGTTCATCAATAGTCAGTTCACATTGCAGGCGCAGCATTATACCTCTCCTTGTAATTTTAGCGCCACTGCTGAATCGCTGTAGGCCGTAAATTCGAATGCCTGCGCATGTTGCACCCCTTCCAGCGGCACCCATCGTAAATCATCTATTACCACATCAAACACATATAGATCGTTCAGCAGTTTATTGGCTACCGGCACCGCTACTTTTGCAGCTTCAAAAGCGGCCAGGCCATCGCGCTCCTTTTTAGGATAGGCACCATCACCCAGAAAAATGCCCTTTACATTCATTACAAAATCACCATGACTGCCATATTCTTTCACCGAGCCATCGCGGCCTTCTACATCGGTCATCTCCATGTTCTTTTTCCGGCTTATCTCCACCATCACTATGGGCAGTAGTAAACTGGCCATGCCTATGGTTCTGGTACCGGTACTGTCGGTTTCTTTGTAACTGAAATTCTCAAACTGCCAGGGCATTAATACCGCATGGCCCAGAGCACCCACCTGCTCTACCTCTTCCTCGGTATATACTTCCACGTTTTCAAAGGCAAATGTCTTTTTCAGCAAACCAATATTCTCCGCGCTGAATGCCGGAGTAATTGCCTGAGCTGTGCCGCCTTGTAAACTGAATTGTATCGTCTGCATGTTATGTGTTGCTGATAGCCACTTCAAAATCTCTCACACCGCCTATCAAACTCTCATGAATGATTTTCCTGATTTTGTGCGCCTGCTTTTCAATATCATCTATACCGCTGGCTACTATGTTTACCTCGCCCAGCTTTTGAATGGTAACCTGTATAGTGCGGCTGCTGCTTCCACCGCCACCGGCAGCAGAGCTCACGGTAGAGCTGCCTGTTTTATCGCCTGCAGCGGGAACGGTTCCGGTGGGTGTGCCGCCTGCTACCAGGCTGGTAATGCTGGTGTCTTTACCTTCTTTCTTATCGGCTGCAAAAGAGGCAATGCCCTTTTGCTGGCCGCTGGCATAAGCCTTACCCATTTCTTCGCCCACCCGGCCCATATCGGCAATGCCTGATTTCAGCATATCAAAATCTAACAGGAAGGTGCCCAGGATAACTTTGCCCAGGGCTTTGAAGAGAGTGAACATATTACCCACGACCGATTTAGCAGCCTCCCACAAACCGTAGAGAGTAGCCCGGAAGGTTTCGCTGCTTTTCCAGGCGTAATAAATAATACCAGCCAATGATGCCAGTAATCCTATTACTATACCCAATGGATTCGCATTCATAGCCATGTTCCATGCCCATTGTGCAGCAGTTAATGCTTGCACTAACACGTAGCCTCCAAACATTAAGGCATTATTCAGGGCAAGAGCAGTAGCCGATATTATCAGTTGAGCATTCATAGCCAACCATCCACCTGCAGCAACAAATAGAGAAACACCGAGTGCCTCTATCATATTTCTATTATCCTGAATCCACTTTATTGAATCACGTATAATATGATAAGCCGATTTCAAAGCAGTTTCAACCTTGCTTAAAACATCAACAGCAAATGAATAATATGCGTTTATGAGCGGTTGAAAAGCATCAAACAACTGCTTCTTAAATAGTAGACTTTTATTTACCCATTCAGTTTCCTTGGCAATAGTAGAACCAATGGCATTCGGTATAGCGCCTGAAAACTTGCTTTGTAATTCAGCAGCAAACTTGGGTAAGAAGTCGCTGGCCAGTATCTTACCCTGTTCCAGCATTTTACTAAACTGCTCTACCGGCAGCTTCATGGCTTTAGCAGCTAATTGAAAAGCACCAGGTAAAGCATTACCCAACTGCAGCTTTAACTCCTGGCTTTGCACCGTGCCCTTACTCACCATTTGATTCAGGGCCATAAACACCTGCTGCGCCTGTCCCGCAGAAAGATGCAGGGCCGTAACGCCTACCGATACCCCTTCAAATATCTTTCGCGCACTTTCACCGGCCAACACAGAGCCCATAAGCGATGCATTAAACTGGCTGAATCCATCGGTGGTTTCCAGTAATGGCAAACGATACTGATGAATAATCCGGGAAAGGAAATCGTGATTAGCCGCAGCATCGCGGGTATTTAAAGAAGTGTAGTTAATGACATTGTTCAGCGTTTCCAGCTGTGTGCCGGTATCGTAAACCTGTTTGCCAAAATCGGCTATTGCATACGCAGAAAATGCGCTGCCGGCAATTACAGCAATACTGGCAAAAGCCGAACCTAAACCCTTTGCCGATTGCCCGATATGACTGATTGAGCTCTCCGTTTTGGCAGCCAGGTTATCGGTAGATGCCAGCGCCCGGTTAACTCCTGCC